CGTGAAGTTCCCTACTGCGATCTGTACACCTGTGACGGCTACCCAGCTCGGATCTTCATACACCTTGAGGATATACCCTGCTGTGTCATCTACGAGCAACCTGCCGTCATCCTGAGATGTAAGAGCAGTCACTCCATCAGGTCGAGCCGCAGGTTCACCTGTCTCAAGGTACGCTATCGCGGAGCCCTTGATATGCTCACCACCGTCAGCCGGAGCCGCAGTACCACTCATGTCAATGTGCTCTTTGTTCAGACGGTTCTCCACACCCTTGCGAAGACCGCGAATCTCCTCAGCACCATCTCGCCTGTCATCCGTGATTGCCGGAGCGTTGACGTCCCAACTAACCCCAGCCGCGTCGTTGGCCATAGTACGGTCTCCTTAGAAACGGGTCAAGCCAGTACTCTGTCGGAACGGGAGAACCCATACCGCGTGGAACTCCGTGAAGCTCCACAGCACTGGACCTGTCCATGTCCTTAGCGTTCTTGAGTGATTCCTTGTAGTCCGCAAACCACATAACAGCATCTTCATGTTGTTGGAGTGACTTGAACACACGATAGGTAGCGAAGGCTATTACGGCCTCGTCAATAATATCAATCGTTAGGTCAGTGGTGTCATCGCTGAACACCGCATGTCGAGGATAGTAAGAGTAGTCTAGTGCCAAAGCCTCATCCGGTGGTGGGACCAGATGAAGCCGTTTGCCCTCAAGGTAGCCAAATCTGACTTTGCCGTCAGCCTGAGAGTCAAAGTCAGGCCACCTTTCTGCGAGGAACTTCTTGGTTCGGATGTCAACCTTGTAAGAGTTCAACCCGTCGATGAGCCGAACCTCAGAGAGTCTCCGCATCGTGGAAACTAGGTCAACAAACGATTGACTCGGGATCAGGGTTACTGAGGCCTCTGTAAGAAGATCTCTCCAGTGGTGTTCCGAAGAGATCTTCTTCAGAGCCGCATCAATCATGGAGTTGATCAGAGAAACCTTGTCATCACGGTTCGTGTGATCAATGACTAAAGCACGGATTTCTGATCTGTTCATGATGAATCTCAGAGTTAGAAGGGGAAGTGCCCGATGATCTCGTCGTTGGCATCGTCAAACGAAGTCGCAACAGCGAACTGTGTCGCAGCTGAGACCACGTCCAGGGTGAGGTCACCAGTGGCGATGCCGAAGAACAAGGTCTGTCCTGCGGTCGTCGCTGAGAAGAACGACGTGTTGAGGGTCATGTGTCCTGTGAGCTGAATCCAGCAGAACACATTAGTAGCCGCAGCAAGGTCGTCCAAGTCAGCCAACAGCACGCCGGCTCCAACAGCATCAGTGTCGGAGACGTCACCCGTGCACATGTGGGTGTCGTACCCACTGGACACATACCCAACGACGTCACCAGCGTCATGGGTCAGAGCACCGGCTCCCTCGTCGACTTCGACGCACTTGTACCAGATGCCGTTTTCCATCCGAATGCCACCCTTGGGATCACCGTCGGCTGCGTTGGTCCAAGTATCAGTGAGATTGGTGTGATAAACTGCTTTCAAAGCCATTTGAAATAATCCTTTCTATGGCTGAGGTTTCAATCAATGAAGGCTCAGGTCACGCATAGACGATGCGGCCATGACGTCGGGGCTGAGTCGTGATGACGTTACAAGCACACAGGATCTGAGCTGCACGGTCGAACTCAAAGGCTTGTGGCTTCCAGTCCGTCATGTCGAACCACAGCTGCGGGTCGTAGACGACTTCGATCCAGTCAGTGTTGAGCATGATGAGGTTCTGAGTCGTGATGTCTGGCGACCAGATGCATGGCTTGCCCTTGAAGCGGAGAACCTCAAATCCCATGTCAGCGAGGCGAGTTGTCTCATCCTTGATGATCTGGGAGATGTCAATTGCTTCGCCCTCGTAGACCTCGAACTGTTCGAGAGTCAAGATCATGAGGTTCGGAGCTGACTGGTTGGCATGGAGCTGGTTGTACATCGTCCGCATGTTGTCGACGAGGTCGGTCGCAAGAGCGGCCTGTGACCCGTCCATGTACATTCCGCCCCACCAGGTGTTGCCTGTCGCAGGGGTTTCAACAGCTCCGATGGCACCAGTCGTATAGGATGCGGGACGTGCAATGTTCCCATAGGTTCCAGTTGTGTTGTCTCCAATCGTCGGGATGATGTCGTTGATCCCTTGGATTCCTGGGAGAACTTCTGAGGTAGCAAACGCTGCCCAGATGTCAGTCTCGAACTTCTGCTCCAGGCCGTCCCGTGCAGCAGTGATTCGTGAGCCGACATAGTCCTTGATCTTGGATGGTCCTGCGTTCTTCTGATCGTCGAACACTGAACGCTGGACGTTAGAGGCGAGGTACTTCCATTGCCAGAGTGCCATCGTTTCGAGGGAGGGCTCACCCGAAGTCATCGTATCACCCTTGACAACCTGCTCAGGGGTGATTGTTCCGTGACGGATGGTACGGGTAATGATCTCACCACCGGTCTGTTCGGTGAATGAGCCAGCACCCATGAGCAGATTCCAAACGACGGTGGCATCCAGAATGTTGTCGATCGCCTCTTCCCGGATCTCGTACCAAGTGGAGACGAAGGCGTCATCCAAGGTACGAGTATATGTCGGAAGGGTGGTCATGAGAGGTTACTCCTAAAAGGATTGAAAAAGCGTTAGAACTTGTCACCCAGGTTTTCTAGTGCGTCCGCGAGCGTAACCTGAAACCGCTTACGGGGGCTTGAGGGTCGTGTCTTGTCGTCGGTGTTCTTGTTATGAGGAGAGATACGTCTAGGAGTCGGTGTGGGTCGCTCGGAGTGAGTCGAAGGCTCGTCGAGAGAAAGTTCTCCAGCTCGATGCTTAGCGAGGAGGAAAAGTTCCTCTACACCAAGACCAACTCCCTCTTTCCGTGCGATTGCAGCCATCTCTTTGCGATACTTGTTGAAGTCTTTATGCTTGGATGATATGTCCTTTATCTGATCATTCATTGCTCTTGTTTCGTAACCCTGAGCGAGTTGCTCCAAGGCTCCGATCTTGTCAAGCAATGGATTGACCTTCGAGGAGATCTTCTTGTCAAGGATGTTGACGACTCGTTTGATGTCCTCGTCGACTCCTTCAAGAGACTCTTCCACCTCGGTCTCAGCAGCTACTTCTGCCTCGTGATTGGATCTGGAGACAACCTCGACGTCCTGTCCAGACCCACGAGCGGCCAAGATCTTCTGAACATCAGGGTCAGCAACGAGGCTGAGCAAGTAACGTTGTGTTTCACTATCGGCAGGAGTTGCCGCAGGAGCTGGAGTATCCTCAGCGGTGTAATCCACCTCAGTGATCTCCTCAGCTTGTACTTCGTCATTATCGGGTTGGGTTGTAGACTGTGCCATAAGACTTGTCATCCTTCTTGTTGGGAGTTGTAATAGGAGTATCCTCGGTCTGTGATTGTGCTGCCGCTATTTTCTTCGTTTCTTTGTTTCTCTCATCAATCCTTTGGAGTCTGTAACGTCTCTGGGCTCGTGAGAATTCGACCATGATTGACCGTTGGATCTTTGTAATGTCCCGTCGGAGAATCTCACAGTCAAAATCTACTTCCCAGTGGTTCGTACCTTCGGCTCGCGTGAGTATGATCTTCTTTGCTTTGTTCGGCGTCATAATAGTGCTCCACTAGAGTATCCCTTTTTCTTGCAGAAGTCTTTGAGTTCCTTTTTTGAGTGAAATGTTCGAGGCGTGTCATCTATGTGTTCGAGTGTTAGTCCTACTCGTCCTTGCTCAACCCAGGGGTCGACCTTGAATTGCTGCACCGCCGCTTTGACCATTCTGGACTGGTGAACCGGACACGACGGGAGCTCCTGCTTGACCGCCTCCGCCTCCGGCAGCTTGTCGACCTCCGCCGACGTTAAGACTTTGTGGGTCCACCAATCCTGCTCGTAATCGCATTGCTTGCATAGCATTCTGTATATCGGCATTGAAAATCCTCGTAAATGCTGGGTCGTTGAATTGGTCTGAGATGTATTGACGCAAGCCCACAGGATCTACTGATGGGTCTTGGATCAGGGCCATGTAGAGTTGTAGAGACTCCATGCGACGTTGTCGTAGCTCCTGATCGTCTGTGAAGTTTACGTCGTATGAGTACCGGGCCTTGATCTGAGGGCCTGTTATCTTCTGCCATGTTTCGGCATTCTGAGATCCTACTACATCCACCCACCGAGGGGTCGTCCAGTGTTTGAAGACGATCCCGTTGACGATGGACATGATGTCCTCGTAAAGCCGCTTGATAGCCAGACCACGTCGGGACATACGAAGGTCAGAGGATTGCTTGACGATCCCAGCCTCGGTAGCTGTGCGTCGTCCGCCGGCGAACTCACCCAACTGGTTTCGAGAGAACCCGATCTGCTCGCGGCCATTACGTCGCAAGTGCTCCTCTTCCATGATGAGCGTTTGATCCGGATGGATATTGAGAGTCGTAACAGCTTTAGCGAGATCTCCACCAGACTGGATAGCCGCTGCTGCACCGACTTCGGGGGAGAGTAGTTTTTCAAGTTCGTCATCTGATATTGCATCCTTGTCATAGAGAAACTTTAGCACCGCGAGCCGACGGATCTTCGTGCGTTGTACGGCCAGATCTGAGATTTCCATCTGTATCGCTTGTAGGTAGTAAGCGTCGGAGGTCGTCCAGAACGACCGAGTCTTTGGTGTGAAAGAGACTGAAGCGAATGGAAGGACGTTCTCGATTTGAAGAGCGTTGACCTCATCTCGTAGGAACGAACCGTGTTCTGGAGCAATAGCCATAATCCTTCCGGTGCGACGGTCATGGATCTCATAGACTTCGATATACTCAACTTCGCGTGATCCTCTCTTAGCATATGAGAATCGTTTGGATTGACGTCGATCGGTCGTACCGGAGGACGGACGCCAGAGACGTACTGTGGAACGGTAGGACTGGACAAAATCTTCCATCGAGAGAGTCGGTGAAAGACGTGACGTGTTGGAGTACTTGGGATCTGCTTTGAGATCGTCGATCTGACGGACAAACCGATGTGCGATCCACGGAGCGGATTCCAACCGATGCGTCCCCCAAGGGACTATGATGTCGCGAGGGTCAACCGCCTTTACCCAGGGCATACCTGGAGCTACCCCTGAATCGGACTCAATACGGCGATCACCCTTTCGTCCGAATTGTGTAAGAGTAAATCCCAACTTGAGGACTCCTCCCACATCCTGGGTTGGATCGAAACCGAATTCTGAGTCAAACCCCACCTTAACGACTCCGACTCCGAAAAGACCAGCATGTAGTCCAGCAGTATCAACTTCTTCCCTGACTCCAAGCTCTCGAAGGAGTACATTGTCAAGAGTCTCCACGATGGGGGCTCGGTCAACCGCGTTCGGGTGTTCGGGCTTGACCAAGATAGCTGGGTTCGGTACGTTGAGGGTTGAGAGAAGTGAGTCCATTGTGGACATTATGATGTTGGGACCATCATTAGCCATTGATCCGTGCACGTTGTAGTACATGGATTCAAGCTCACCCCACACGGCTTCAATACCGAACTTACGCCGGTAGTCTAAGCCGGAGTTGATCTCCTCAGCCCATTCATTCGGATTGAAACGTCTAAATCCCATAGTAGGTTAGTTCCCGTTCATGAATAGGGTTGAAGCTGATCGGCTTGGGTCGAAGATCGGAGAGTCAGGACGTCGACCTGAACCACGTCTACGGAGTTCCTTGATAGCAGAGTTCACTGAGAGGACTTCATTCTGAGCTAGTTTCGCTTTGAGTTCTGCCTTTGACCGGGTCTTACGCCAGAGTTGAGTCTGCATCGCAAGACAGTCGATCAAGTCGTCATGAGCACCACGTGGGAATGAGAGAAACTCGGTGATGAGTTTGGAATGATGGCGACGTACGTGGATAGCATGAGCTGCGGCTATGGGGTGAAGTCCCATGATGTGAGTCTCTTTGGACTTCTTTCCGGTACGCTTAATGGGTTGTAACACAAAGTACTGTCCTCGTGTACGCATAAGCTCCTTGATCCAGTAATCAAGAGACTTCTGATAAGCGACATCCTCATAACCAACCACATTAGGTTGCCATCTGATGACGTGATCAAACAGAGCTGCTGCATGATCTCCGGGGTTACAACGCTCGTGGAAGTAGTCCAACACATAGATGTCCCCAGTCTCTGTATCCTTCGCCGCTGTCATCACCACGCTAAAGTCGATATCGTCTGCACGCGAAGTCGAAAGCTCTGGGTCTGTGGCGGGGTCAATAGTGGTATAGACATGGAGGCTCTGTCGAGGCGGAAGTTTCTCGTACTCCTGAAACCACTCAGCACGGAACAACATATCGCCGACGCTGACCGGACGGTTGAGCATAAGGGTTGAGAAGAAATATGGTCCGAGTGTTGCCTCGTACTCTCGCAGTACATCGGCGTCAAACCTCTCAGGGTAGGTAACCACTCCTCGTGGATCAGAATTACCATCTTCGTCCTCCCGACAAGATCGTTCGACGGTTATATATTGAGGCTCATTCTTCTCTATGTGAGACATGAGGTCAATCTCATACCATCGAGTACCAACGACAATGATCTCGTCTGTTGAGGGGTTGGTGAGTAAGGGTAACGCGAGTGAATGCCACGCGATGGCTTTTCGCACATCGTCGTGGCTGGGAGCGAGCGTTTCCTGCCCGAGTTCATCAAAGTCCGGTGCAACGGTGTCGTCTTCGATGATGATGTTATAGTGGCGTGAAGTCGGCTGGCCTCGAACGCCAATACACTCGAACGTGGACTCAGGATGTGCTTCGCTCCGCGTGAGTGAAAGAGAAGAAGCTGACCACATGGATTTAGATGAGGGCAAGACACCAGGGTATAGAGCTCGAAGTAAACGATTAAGCTCGAATTGCTCGCGGATAACCTTGAGCTTTTTCCGAGCGTTATCTTGGTTGTTTTGAGCTAGCAACACCCTGATGTTGGGGTCGTGGACGGCTCGCCATATAGGGTAAGCGATGGTGCATACCGTAGTTTTGAGCCAACCACGAGGAAGGACAAACTTCTTACGCCGACGGTCCCTGTTGGAAAGCACTATACAGACATTGCCGTGAATGTGAGGTGTGAGCCATGAGAACCCAAGGATACCTTTAGCGAAGAAGTACAAGGACTCCTTTGCGTGGGCTCTTATGAGATCCAGGTCAATCTCAGCTGTCTGATCTAGTTCGGCCTGAGGATTCAACCTTTGAAACCTTTGTAGGGGTTACCGTCGTTTTTTGCGTTTTGACGGGGGAAGGGTACGTTTTAGTGTGTCCGACGTTAGTCCGAGGCGAGAGCGGTTTCGTGTCCTTTTGCTGGAGGTCGACTTTGACTTCTTCGAGCTCTTTGTCTGAGTACTCGACGGGGAACTGTACGACGGCACGAGGATGTCTCCTTGCAAACCGAGCCTGTCTGGCAAGTCTGCGTAGAAGAGTACGATACTTGAGCTGGTAGCCTCTACCGACTCGTTTGTATCGTCCAGCCTTTATCACAGCCTGTGCCTCAGCTAAGGTAGGTTTGTGACGCATGGACATGGAGGTTATCCTCGTGCGGGGATCGTGTGCTTGGGCTTGCCGATGTCAGATCCCGGCACTGCTGCTGGGGTCTTGATGAACATCGCCTTGTCCGTTTTCGGAGGGACCGGCTGAGGGGCCGTCGGGGACTGAACCTTCTTCTGTGTGCCTTTGGGCATGAGTAATCTCCTTTGACTCGTTTAGAGCCAAGATTAGAAGTTGTGCGTCTTTGGTCTGAATCTCGACCTTGACTGAAGGGCCACCTGACGCTTGTACCCCTTCTACTTTGCCAAGGACGCGGTCTAGGATGGATGACGACGAGCGAAGTTTGACGGAGTCATCCTCTGAGTCGAGGAGTTCGACTTGCGTTTGTGCTGCTCTTTCAGAAGCCTGCTCAAGTGTTGTTCGTGCGAGGGAAGCGAATGCGTCTGCCTCTTGAGCGATATGACTTTCGGTCTGATCCGCCATCCGTCTCTGGAGTTCAGACTTGAACATGGGAGATCGGATAACGATGGAAACTGACTGTGGAGTGCATCCCACAGTTTCGGCGATAGCTTTGTTGGAAACACCAGCAAGGTGGAGTTCAAGCATTTTGTAATGACGAGGGAGAAGCCGCTTGATGTGGTAGGAAGAACCGGACTCACTGGATTCACCTGCTAGGTTGATAGGTTTGGGTATAAGAGGGGTCATACTCTGACTAGTCCTTCTATGAGGGAAGCCCCAGAGCCGGTGATGTAGTGACCATACTGGTAGCATCCATAGTTGGAGGAGTAATTGTTACGGTTGATTCCGGGCTTGGAGGCCGTAAGTACGTTTTTGCGGACCTTACGATGGAGGTTGCCGTTCGGAATGCCCTCT